AGGAGACCATCTCCATCGAGATGGCGGATGCCACGCTCGCACCGGGCTGGACTGTCGCTGACGTCACCTGGAAGAGCGCCGCTCGCCTCGCGGGATGGCTCTTCGCCAAGGTGGTCGACGGTACTCCTCGTCCCACCAAGGACAACTTCTTCTACCACCACCACTGGTCGTCTACGGCCTGTGCCGGCCCGTACATGGACAAGATCTACGCCAAGGTCCTCAAGGCCGCCCAGGAGGCCTACGACAGCTTCAAGGCGAAGAAGTCCACCCCCTCCTCCTCGGGCTCCTCTACCCCCGCCAAGAAGACGATCACCGACATCGCCAAGGAGGTCCTCGCCGGCAAGTACGGCAACGGCCCCGAGCGGAAGCGGAAGCTGATCGCCAAGGGCTACAACTACAAGAAGGTCCAGGCCGAGGTCACCCGTCTGCTCAGCACCAACCACGCTGCCACGGGGCCCAAGGGACCCAAGACGTACAAGCAGCTCGCCGACGAGGTCTACCGAGGCCTTTGGGGCGACGACCCCGAGCGGTCCAAGAAGCTGAAGGCCGCAGGCTACGACCCGGCGCATGTCCAGCGGGAAGTCAACCACCTGGTGATCGCCAGGGGCTAAATCCGTCAAAATGAGAGGAGGTGTCCCACGTGGCACAGAGCATACTCACCAGTGTCAAGAAGATTCTCGGCATAGCTGAGAGTGACACGTCGTTTGACGTGGATGTCATACTCCACACCAACTCCGTATTCTCGATTCTCACTCAGGTCGGAATCGGTCCTGACGACGGCTTCATGATCGAGGATGCCACTCCCACGTGGGACGCCTTCGTCACGGACAACAAACTGAATTCGGTGAAGACCTACGTCTATCTCCGGGTTCGTCTCCTGTTCGATCCACCGAACACGTCTTTCGTGATCGAGTCGATGGAGAAGCAGATCGAAGAACTCGAGTGGCGGCTCAATGTAGTCAGGGAGGCCGTCTCATGGACGGATCCCAACTTGTAATAGTTGCCCTCCCCTCTGCAGATGACTACGTACGACAAGTTTCGAGCGAAAAAGAACCGCACTTGACACTTCTATACCTGGGTGCCAACAAGTTCAGTCCTTCAGAACTCGAACATGTCACCGAGTACGTAGGGCATGCAGCCTCCATGCTCCCTCGGTTCTCTCTCAGTGTTGACAGCCGGGGCGAACTAGGTGACAAAAGCGCTGACGTTCTTTTCTTCAGTAAGCAGTGGTCGAAGAGTATCGAAACGTTCCGTTCTCACCTACTTCAAGATCCTCTCATCTCGGCAGCGTACTACTCGACCGATCAGTTCCCCGAGTGGAATCCACATCTGACTTTGGGTTTTCCTGGAACTCCGGCGAAGAAGCAACCTCAAGGTCAGTCGACGGTCTACTCTGTCGATTTCGACCGGATTGCTTTGTGGACGGGTGACTACACAGGTCCCACATTCCCGCTCAAATCCTATAACTATGGCATGGAGGTTGCAATGTCTCAGATCGAACTAGGCCGCTCTGCAGTGAGCAACGTCCTCGCTCACCATGGTGTGAAGGGTATGAAGTGGGGTGTCCACAAGTCCGAATCAAGCGGCGGTTCATCGGGCTCCACACCTAAGGCTTCTGCCGACGCCAAGTCTGCCGATTCAGCCCAGTCCAAGATCAACTCCGGTGGTACAAGAGCTCTCAGCAATCAGGAACTTCAGGGTCTCATCACCCGGATGAACCTGGAGCGTCAGTACCACACCATGACGACATCCAGTCAGAGTGATATCGACCGAGGTCTTCAAAACGCCCAGAAGATCCTCAAGGTTGGGGCAACCATCGAGAACGCTCGTAGGTTCGCAGCAACCCCCACCGGACAGGCCATCGTGAAGGGCCTCAAGGGCGCCTTCATCGCGGCCAAGGTAGGTGCTGCCGCCTATACGGGTGGCGGTTCTTCTGCGGCTGCTACGGGCACGGCTATCGCCGTCAAGTACGCGAAGAATCACTACACCAACGGCAGGTAGAAGGGAGGGTTAACGATGGCTCTGTCGAACACGGCAACCCCCTACTACTACGGGAGGTTTCGTGACGCAGTGATGCGCGGTGATATCCCCGTCAATCGGGAGATCTCCCTGGAGATGAACCGCATCGACGCACTCATCAACAACCCGAACATCTACTACGATCCGGCGCCTGTTGAAGGGTTCGTTCTCTACTGCGAAGGCGAGCTTACGCTCACCGATGGTAGCGATCTGTATTTGCTCGATTCGTTCAAGCTGTGGGCAGAACAGATATTCTGCTGGTACTACTTCGTCAACCGAAGTGTCTACGAACCGTCACCAGACAAACTTGGTGGTCGGTACGTTGACAAGGTGATCAAGAAGCGCCTGACAACCAAGCAGTATCTGATCGTGGCTCGAGGTGCGGCCAAGTCTCTCTACGAGTCTTGTCTGCAGAGTTATTTCCTCAACATCGATGCGGCTACAACCCATCAGATCACCACAGCTCCGACGATGAAGCAAGCGGATGAAGTCATGTCTCCCGTACGGACTTCAATCATCCGAAGCCGTGGCCCCCTCTTCTCATTTCTTACTGAGGGTTCGCTTCAGAACACGACTGGTTCTAGGGCCAACCGAGTGAAGTTGGCGGCCACCAAGAAGGGCGTCGAGAACTTCCTCACTGGTTCGATGCTCGAAGTTCGCCCCATGACCATCAACAAACTCCAGGGTCTCAGAACGAAGGTTGCCACTGTAGATGAGTGGCTTTCCGGAGATCTTCGAGAAGACGTCATTGGCGCGATCGAGCAGGGTGCTTCGAAGCTTGACGACTACCTAATCGTGGCTGTCAGTTCCGAGGGAACCGTTCGTAACGGCAGCGGTGACACAATCAAGCTGGAACTTCAAGACATTCTAAAGGGCGAGTACAACGCCCCCCATGTCTCGATTTTTCACTACAAGCTTGACGAGCTGGAAGAGGTAGCCGACCCATCAATGTGGGTCAAGGCAAATCCCAACCTCGGAAAGACGGTGACGTATGACGTCTACCAACTCGATGTTGAACGAGCCGAGAAAGCCCCGGCTGCCAGGAATGACATCTTGGCTAAGCGCTTCGGGATCCCGATGGAGGGTTATACCTACTTCTTCACCTACGAAGAAACGCTACCTCATCCATATCGGGAATTCTGGGAGATGCCTTGTGCTCTGGGTGCAGACCTCTCCCAAGGTGACGACTTCTGTGCGTTCACTTTCCTCTTCCCTCTCCGTGACGGAAAGTTCGGAGTGAAGACCCGGAGCTACATCACTGAGTTGACTTTGATGAAGCTCCCGGGGGCTATGCGTCAGAAGTACGAAGAGTTCATTGGAGAAGAAAGTCTCCATGTCATGCCGGGGACAATCCTCGACATGATAGAAGTCTTTGATGATCTGGATGCATTCATCCAGGAATCTGCCTATGATGTGCGCGCATTTGGCTTTGACCCGTACAACGCTAAGGAGTTCGTAGCCCGCTGGGAAGCGGAAAACGGTCCGCATGCCATCGAGAAAGTGATTCAGGGGGCGAGGACTGAGTCTGTCCCGCTTGGGGAACTCAAGGCTCTTAGTGGTCAACGGCTTCTCATTTTTGATCAAGCACTCATGACATTTGCCATGGGCAACGCGATCACCATGGAAGACACCAACGGCAACCGGAAGCTTCTTAAGAAGCGGCAAGAAGCGAAGATCGACAACGTCGCCGCCCTGATGGACGCTTTCATAGCGTACAAGCTCCACAAGGAAGAGTTCGAATGACACAGCAGACAACTCCGCCGGGTGAGCTTGTTCACTACGGCGTGAAGGGTATGAAGTGGGGTGTCCGGAAGGCTCGAACCGGAGACCTCAACACGCGGGCATCGCGTCTTGAGCGAGTTGCCAGCGGCAAGGGTTCACTCGCCGACAAGGTCGTTTCCCTCGGCGGGTCGAGTCTTCACAATCTGGCAGTGCAGAGAGGCTTGAAGAACGAGGCTGCTCGTCGAGCTGCCAACTACCGAGGCCAGATCGAACGCCTCTCAACGGGCAAGGCCAAGGTCAGCGACATTCTCAAGGCCTATGGGACCGTGAGCCTCGCAAGTCTGGCCGCCGCTGCCAACAAGAAGACCGACTATGTCCCCTAACCTCGTCCACTACGGTGTGAAGGGGATGCACTGGGGTGTCCGAAAGAACACTCCGACCCATTCCAGTTACACCAGCGGTCAGCAGGCCACTGACCGGCAGAAGCACGGACAGGCTGGAGTCAAGCGGATCAATCGCCGCTTGAACAAGGGCATGACTCTGGAGAAGGCTCGCAAGAGGGAGCGGTCGTACAAGACCAAGATCCGACTCGCTCTCATCGGTGCAGGTGTGGCTCACGACATGGTGAAGGTCTACGGCCCGGTTCTCGTCCAGACCATCGCTGTTCGAGCCGAAACCAACCGAGGTCGTGCTTCAGCGGCCGAAACTCTGGGACTTCCTCGAACGGGAACTTCAGGACCCACTTACTCCAAGGCAAACCGTAAGGGCGCCTTCAAGATCACCAACCTTTAAGGGAGGTCTCTTTCATGTCAAAATGGGAGCAAACCTCCCCTGGTGAACTCATGCACTTCGGTGTGAAGGGCATGAAGTGGGGCGTCCGGCATGACGGTCCGACTGGTGTTTCTCGTAGCACCAACAACACCGCCAAGAAGGACGCGAAGGAGTTCGCCCGAGCCAAACAGTTCTTTGGTCAAGGTGCTGGCACTCGGCGCAAGCTGATCAAGGCCACTGTTGAGGGGCGAAGCAAGAAGGACCCCGCCTACAAGAAGGCGTTCGATCATCATCTTGGCCAGCAGGACATGTCAGTCCACGCGGCTAAGGCTCGAAGCGAGCGCAAGCGCAAAGACGTCAAGAACAGCGCCGG